GCATACGCAAAGATAGAAAAATAGACCCCGACATAAGGCGTGCATTGGAGATCACGAAGAAACAATATGGGGAAGCATACAAGAATCTCAAGGAGAGGTGAGCGTATGTTTGGGTTACAAAATAAATATTTTTTTACCCCTTATGGGCAACTATTGCCGAATGTAAATGGATTACACGATATCATAAATAATTAACAGCATAAACTACTTACTATTATAAATAAACTTAGTCATATGTAGCATCCACAACTAAATGGTTTTCTACATAGATAAGCACTCCTAATTAACAGGGGTGCTTTTTCTTTTGGCATAAAAAGGAGCTGATCCAATGCCAGATTGGTTACGAGATTTAATTGACATCATCTACATTATTATCATTGGAGTTTAGGAGCTGATTGAATGGACTGGATAAACAATATCAACTGGGAGAATATACTGTACGCCATCTTCACCATCATGGCCGCATCAGGTATCACATGGAGCTGGCTACAGAAGATGTGCCAGCGCATTGAATCTACTAATCTACGTGTCGAAGAGCACAAGGATGAGATACGCGAAATTGTAGATGAGATGCGTAAGTTGATCGAGGACAATAATCCGAAGACACGGGCCAAGAAAGTGAAGGAGGAAGAGTAGATGTATCTAGATGATGCATTAGCAGATCAGTTGATCATGGATGGGCTAGCAGTAGAAGTTGTATAACACATACAACAACACACTTCACATGAGGGGGTAAATCATGTTTGAGAAACTGAAGAAGATGCTGAACATACGTGAGAAGAAGTCATTGGGTGCATATTCACTCTTGAATGGACCATGGGGTGTATGGGATCTGGGAGGAAGTGAAGTAACCTGGTGGAAGTATGACCGCTTCGCCTGGCTTGCCTACAGTTGTAATCCGGTGGCGTATAGGGCGATCAATATCATCGCAGACGCTGTAGCTGGCATACCATGGAAACTATACCGTAAGATGGCAGACAATCGAGATGTGCAAATTGAGCAAGCCCCCGTACTGGACTTATTGAAGCGTCCTAACCCATGGATGGGAGAAAAAGACTTTTTCGCACAATTCATCCAATACCTTCAGCTTAGCGGTAATACTTATGTTCGATCAGCTGGGCCAATATCTGGGAGCAATCCCAAAGAACTGTACCTACTCCGCCCAGACCGTATCGAGATACTTAACGGTGATTGTGGGATGGGTGGTATATGCCCTGATGAATATGATGGACTCATATATGAATACACGTGTGGGAAGGCGAAAGAACGCATAGACCTAAGACACTTTCATCACACACGTCTATGGAATCCCTTATGCGATCTGTACGGTTTATCACCATTGCAGCCAGCCTCAAGTTCCATTGACCAGTTGAACGAAGCCCTCCAGTGGAATGTGTCCTTGCTCAAGAACTCAGCTTCTCCTAGCGGTGTGCTGAGCTCAGATGGAAATCTATCTGATGAGCAAATCAGTAGATTGAAAGAGCAGATGGATGTGAAGTATCAGGGAGTGTGGAACAGTGGACGCCCCATGCTACTTGAAGGCGGATTAACATTTAGTCAAATGGGCATGAGTCCTCGGGATATGGATTGGATCAAAGGTACCCAGTTAGCCACAAAAAATATATGCCTAGCATTAGGAATCGACCCAAGTCTGATGGGAGATAGTGATTCTAAAACTTTTGCAAATTACCGAGATGCTGAACGTAGCTTCTATATAAATACAGTGATTCCGCTTCTTGAAAAAATACGCGATGACTTCCTAAACAGATGGCTACTCCCTCGATTCAACATGGGCGATAATGTTTATTTCCAGTACTCAGTTGAAGCAATTGAAGTATTGTCAGATTCAAGAACTGAAGTTTTCAATAGAATGATTGATGGAGTTAAAGCCGGCATCATTACTGTTAACGAAGCGAGGGAAGAGCTTGGGTATAGTGAATTGGATACAGACGATATGGATGAAGTGGAAGAAGAAGAGCCGCCAGAAACGGAAGCTCAAGTAGATGATGAAGAAGACAGCCCAGATGAGGGCTGATTTTTATTTAAGGGGGAATTGATATGGCAGCAAACGTACCTATTTATCTGAACCAGGGTGGTACAGTGCTTACGATTGGGGCTGGAGGGACAATAGATGCCTCTGGTACATCCGCAGCGGTAGGAACAGGAACTACACTTGTGGGATCACAAATGTTTGTGTCAGATGTACAGACAGGTGATGGCATGGCCCAGACTATTGCGCACCACTTAGAAGTAGCACCATCTGCATATGTCATTATACCGCAAGTTGTCCCTATGGCAGCAGGTGGTATTTTTAGCGCAGTCATAGACACGATGGCTACTGATGAAACGAATATTATATGTACTGTAACAGATCAAGTAGATTATCAAGTAATCGCGTGGGTGTGATAACGATGGAATATAAACACCTCAAGTTTGAGATAAAGGGTCTTACAGAACAAGGCCAATTTTCTGGGTATGCCGCTTTTAAAAACAATGTGGATTCGTATAATGACATACTTTTAGATGGATCGATGAAAAGAACTATTCGCAATAAAAAGAGCTTCCCCATCTTGTTCATGCATGACCCTTCTAAGCCTATTGGTATATCTACAGTTATGAAAGAAGATGCCAATGGGTTGTATACCGAGGGAAAGCTGGACATTGATGGTAACGAAACAGCACGCATGGTCTACTCAGGGTTAAAGAACGGATATATAGACTCCATGAGCATTGGATATAAAGTTATCCAGGATGATATGGATAAGCGGGGACGGAGACTATTAAAAGAGATCAAGCTTCTCGAATACTCGCTTATTACAAAAGGTTTCGCAGCTAATGACATGGCTCTAGTGAGCGGATTCAAGTCCACACAGGATTACGCTTCCCTCCTCAAACGCATCAAACACCTGGAGGAGCAACAATATAAATCGGATGAAGGGGAGGATGATCCCCCTATGGATATGGATGTGCTAAAACGCATCGCTGACCTGGAAGAAGAAGTTAAACACCTTAAAGAACTGGCCGACTCGTCTGAGGACACTCGGCCTTTTTTAATGCCTTCAGACCCGGATGAATCCACTCTGGAGATTAAAAGCGTCATTGGAGCAAGTGATTTACCTGTTGTGAAGGGTGAATGGGATGCATCAGCTGCTGAGAAGCGTATCTGGGAGTGGGCAGATAATGATCCTTCCAAGGTGAAACGTGCCTACTTCTGGGTGGATGGCGATCCCAAAAACAAAGGGTCATACAAATTGCCCTTTGCAGATGTACGACAAGGGAAATTGGTAGCTATTAGTAATGCCCTATCTGCAGTAAAAGGTGCCCTAAATGGCGCCAGAGGTGGGGTACATGGCATTGGTGATGCTGACAAAAAACGCATCATGTCCAAAGTAGAAGCCTATGAAAAACGCCTATCCGATGAGGAAAAGGTGTTTTCTGCATTATGCGACTTTAAAACATACTTGAAGGAGATGAAATAGGATGAATTCAGAAATTCGTGAGATTGGTACTGAGATGCAAGAAGTGTTTCATGAGTTTAAACATATTCACAAGAGATTACAAGATGAGGTTAAAACAATTGGTGAGGAAACCAAGGAAACACGCAACATTTTAGAAAAGATCAATGACCGCCAGGATGAATTAGAAACAAAGTGGAATCGTCCAAAGTTGCAAACAGCTGACGTACCAGAAGTGAAGAATGCAGAATATGAAAAAGCTTTTATCAAGTACTTCACCAAGGGTGACGATACACTCATCCGCAACATGGATGTAAAAGTAACATTCCCAAATATGAACGAAACAATTGAACCACAGGGTGGATATCTGGTACCTCCAGAGTACTATAACCGCATTGTGGATTCTTTAGTTCAGTACTCCCCTCTGCGCAGATACTCAACTGTTCTGAATATGAATAGTAAAGAGTTACGCATTCCTGTCCAGCAACAAGCACAGAATTTACAAACTGGTACCCATGCAGCAGGTTTATTTAGAACCGAGTGGGGTAGCGAGTTTGGGCCAATTAACCAAACAGATACTGGATTACTTGGTATGAAAACACTAGTAGCATGTGACCTCAATGCATTCCCCTTTACAACTACCGACATGATCGACGACGATGCCTACGGTAGCATTGAAACGTATATACAACAAAACGTAGCTAAATCCATCGCGTATGCCGAGGGTGCAGCATTTGTAAATGGGGATGGAATTTTAGAGCCAACAGGAATTTTGACCGATCCAAACATCTATGTCAACTCTGTAGAAGCCGTGGGAGTAGAGAACACAATAGGAGACAGCGGGGATCTTCTTATCAATGCATATTATGAGCTTCCTGATTTTTATGCCCGCAACGGTACCTGGTTTATGAACCGCCAAACAATCCGCACAGTGCGCAGCTGGGTGGATGGTCAAGGTCAATATTTGTGGACTCCGACGTTTGGTAATACACTGAGCACAGAAGCACCTGGAGCAATTCTTGGCCGTCCATACCAAGAGTTGATTGATATGCCTGCTCCTGCTGCTAATGGAACCTATGCCGCAGGATCAATCCCAATCATATTTGGGGACATGCGTTCGGCTTATTACATCGGGAACCGTATTGGTATGCGCGTTTTGAGAAACCCCTATCTAAATATGCCTTACGTTTCGTATTGGACAAGAACCCGTGTAGCAGGGAATGTAATTCTTCCAGAAGCACTTTGCAAAGTCGAATTAGCACATTAATAATTGGAGGTATGTAAAATGGCTAAAACAGATTTAAACAATAATATTAATCCTCTACTCGCACTAGATCCAGGTACGTATGCAGATCAAATGGAAGCATTTGTAGGACATATTATTGATGTACAAGGGTATGAAGGTGTGGAGTTTTTGCTTTCCACAGGTACTGCAATGAACCCAGGAAGTAATATACTCGTTCAATTGTATGAATCAGATGTAGCAAACTTAGCAGTAAATAATGTGGTAGCAGCTGACGATCTTCTTGGTGCATTTCCCGGAGGAATGGACGGGATAGATGGAACCGATGCATTCTACGTCCAGAAGGTGTGGAAACTTGGATATATTGGCACAAAAAGATATTTACAATTGGCTTTAACTGTAGCCAATACAGGAATGACCGACGGACTTCCGATTGCAGCAGTAGCAGTACTGGGTGATCCACATTCTGCACCTACACCTGAAATTTCCATTTTGCCTTAATGAGGTGGTTAGCATATGAAACGTGTACGCATGATTCAAACACGGTCTGGCCGTCATAACGAGTATCAAGCCTTTCGCTATGATGCGGGGAAGACATTCTACCTCCCTGAAAACATAGCGGATTTGTATATTAAACAAGGTGCAGCCATGGAGGATAAATCCCTTGATGCAGCTCCTGAAGTGAAGTCCAAGCGTAAGAAAAAAGTCATCTAATGGAGGTGAGGGAGAATGTCGTGGAGGCTATTCGCAGCACCGACGGAACTCGCTGTGTCAGTATCGGAGGCGAAAGAACATGAGAGAATTGACATTAACGATGCAGCAAATGATCTACTAATTGAACAACAACTGAAAGCAGCAATACGGTTAGCGGAAGAATTTACACGCCGCGCTTTCGTGACACAAACATGGGAGTATCGCACATCTAATATACAGCCCATTATGGAAATTCCACGTCCCCCACTTCTTGAAATCATTCCAAATAGCGATGATCCAATGGAACCTGGTTACGGGAGCATGATATTCACCGACTTAAACAATGTAGAAACAGTCATTGAAGAGGACACCTGGTTCACGGACACTGTAGATGAGCCGGGTCGTCTTATTTTTAAATCCAATTCGGCATTTCCATACCCTTGGTATACGTGGGGATGGGGATGTATTCCTTATGGCTACATGACCATGAAGTTTATAGCTGGATATGGTGAAGATGAAGATGACAGCATAGAAAACCTTCCATGGGAAATAAAAGAAGCCATCTTGCAGATATTCGGATTCCTGTACCAGAACCGTGAGGGCCAACCGATCCCCTGTGGAAGCGTGGCCCACACCCTATTACAGCCATTCAAGGTGGAGTATCTATGAGTGGGTTCAGAGGAGCGTGTGGAAAATCATCATCTAAGGCTGCAAAGATAATCCCAATCGTGGACGCTGGCATGTTTAGACAACGCATTACCATCCAGACACCAGCCCTTGTACGTGATAATCGAGGCGGCGGCGTATACAACTGGTCCCCCATAGCCACCGTATGGGCACATATTAAAACAATTACCGCATCTGGACTAGGTGACCGGAATAGAAAGCAGTTTGAAGAGGCGCAGTTTAGAGCACAAAATCACTATATAATCACGATCCGTTACGGTGATACCATCACAACTGCTATGCGCGTCCTCTACAACGGTTTGGATCTGGAAATATTCTCGGTGGTGAATGTGGACGTATTAAATTGGATTGTCGAACTCCATTGCAAGGAGAGTGGAAACGGTGAGCCTTAAGATCCAAGTGCTTGGTATTAATCAAGCCATCAACAATATCGAGAAATATATGCAGCGTAAGCACTCAGGACTATTGGGTGCCGTCATTGAATCATCCAAAGACATTTCCTCCACTGCAAAGAGTTTAACACCTGTGGATCTAGGAGAATTGCGTACAGATATTAACTACACAGTAGCTGATCGTAAGAATTCGATCGAGGGGAACATATTATCCTCAGCCCCGTATTCCGCTTACGTTGAATTCGGTTCCAGACCTCACCGCGCACCAGCTAAAGCCTTACAAGGATGGGCCGATCGTCATGGCATCCCAGTCGGAGCGGTGCTTGCCTCCATTGCGAAGAAGGGTACTCCTGCCCAGCCATTCCTGACTCCTGCTGCAATGGCACAAAAGCCAAAGTTCATCCGTGCCGTGCGAAGGGTGATGAGTAGCCCATGAGCGGAGGATCGAGCCTGGGCCCGATCCAGGAGAGCATCTACAATATACTTACGTCCGATGACTGGTTAATGGACCAAGTCACGGGCGTATTTGATTTTGTACCGGACAATCAAGCCTTCCCATATGTGCAAATTGGAGAGTTTACCACAAGTCCCTTTCAGACATTTGATCGCTATGGGCAAGAGGTAACATTAACCATCCACGTGTGGAGCCAGCGAATCGGTCCCAATGCCTACCAAGGCATGGCGCAAATAGATAACATTATGAACTCGATTCAACGATTGCTGGCTCGCACATTTTTTCCTGTTCAAGGATGGGGAGACGTGGGATGCTGGGGAGATTTTGAGCAGACGTTATTGGAATCCGATGGCATCACGCGCCACGGTATTCTTCGGTATCGTATGAAGGTGTTACAAGATTACAGTACGGACGACTAGGAGGGTTAATCATGGCCCGCACAGTGATTACAATTAGTGATATTAATCCACAAGAGAGTGTGGGACTCACGTTTGAAGATGCCGACGCGATGAATGGCATGATGTTCTTGAATGATGGCACATGCTTATTGGTCGTGAAAAATGATGCAGCGATGGACCCAGTAGAAGTTACCATTGTAGCCGTTCCGGATGAAGCAGGGCGCGCTGTGGACTATGTAAAAGAAGTGGCCGCTGGGGATACAGAAGTATTTGGAGTTTATCTCCCCGCATGGTGGAACCAAACATTCACCAACTCGGGATATGTGTATGTGGACTTTGATGTAGATACAGATGTCAAAGTTGGAGTAATCAATTTTTAGGAGGGGATCAAATGGCAGCAACACAGCTTACGGTTTATACAGTTCCATTTCAGGGAGCTATGGACTTAAAAACAAATAACACAGTAGCAACTGCAGATATGACATTTGTAAACGACGGATATACCGTGATGAATGTTGTTAACTCAGACGCGGCCAACGACCTTACTGTCACCATTACAGGGGTACGAGATAACGCTGGACGCACTAAAACGCTTACACAAACAGTGACAGCAGCAGGGGGATACTTCATGTTCGGTCCCTTCAGACCCATTTGGTGGAATGATTCGGGCGATGTTCAAGTTTCTTTTAGTACCGGAGATGATGGTATGGGTGTGCCTAACAGCTTAGATGATATTGGTGTAAAAGTAATGAAACTTCAATTCTAAGGGGTGAAATGAATGGCGATACAGACTCTAACTGTTCAAACTGTTCCTTTTCAGAGTCATTTGGAGCAGACGCTAACTGCTGCTACAAGTGTGGATGTTAATTTTGTGAATGATGGATACAGCATTCTCGTAGTCAACAATACATCTGGCGGAGCTATTAATGTTAAAATTGTCTCCGTTCCTGACAATGCTGGTAGGATTGATGAGGATTTGACCACAACAGGATATTCCCAACCTGCCGGGATTCAGATATATGGACCCTTTAGACCCGTTTGGTTTAATGATCAAGGTAAAGTATCTGTTACATTAGGACAAACGGCCAATATGTCTCTCGGTGTATTCAAGCTTCAGTTTTAGAGGGGATGGTTAACAATGGCACTCATAACCCTCGATGTGACAACGGTCCCATTTCAAGGACAAGTGAATTTTACTAACGTATTCCAAAATTGCGATACACAAATGAAGTTGCCAAACAATGGATACACAGTATTGTTTATCCGTGTAGGAGCAGTAACGCCAACTATCACAATTTATTCAACGCAGGATATGGCCTCACGCTATGGAAACATTGGTCCGACATTAATGACAGCCAACAGAACCATATCATATGGGCCATTTCGTCCGATCTGGTGGAACAACCAGGGATATGTCTTGATTGAGCTGGACAATGCAACAAGTGTTACCTACGCAGCATTCAATTACCAATTCTAAATATCAACACAACACCACATGAGGTGTTTTTTTTATGCCCAAAAAAGGAGGAACGTAGATGCCAACTTCAGCATTTGCAGGCTTTACAGGTAAAGTGTATATCTCCACAGATGGTTTGAACACATGGGTACACGTTGGAGAGACACGAGATGCAACGTTGACCGTGAATCAGAATGAAATTGACGCAACATCGTTTGACAGTATTGGATGGATGGAAAACATTGTGGGGCTACTATCTTGGGAAATGAGTATGGAATCTTTATACGTGTATGATGATATTGGCCAAACCGAATTAGAAGAAGCGCTACTTGGTGGTCAGGTAATAGGATGGCGTTTCCTACCAAAAGTAGCGACTGGTAACAAGGGCTATCAAGGCCAAGGATTCGCCACCAGTTATGAGGTTAACATCCCGGTAGACGATGCCGTTACATTGTCGCTGAGCATTGTAGGTTCTGGATATCTAGAGACCTACACGGCTTCGTAGGAGGGTGTATGGCGAATAAATTTCGTGGAGAAGTATCTATTAAACTGGACAAAATGCGTAAACTCAAATTTAACACGCATGCATTAGCCGAATTAGAGGATATCTTAGGATATTCTCTTTCTAAATTAGATACTGAGGATGTCGGTATCAAAACGATTGTAAAAATGTTTTGGGCGGGTATGCTTCATGAGTTTCCAGAACTAACTCTAAAAGAAGCTGCGGATTTAATGGATT